TTTTCCAATCTGTACCTGGCCAGGAGGTGTGCTTCTAAAATTCCTCCGTGTGAGATTGGACAGGATATACATTTTATACTTCTTCTGCGCGGGTTTTCCACTACATAATAGTGCGGTCCTTTTGTTAAGTGGTATTCCTTTATCTTTGTGACTTTTATATCACCGTGATATGTTCCAAGCTTTTTGCGGATCTCAAGGACGTGCCACACGTCAGGAGTTTCTTTTTCGTATTCCTTTTCGAGTTCAGTGTATAGTTTAGCTCTTTCGCTCCGATCGAGAGGCTTCTCTTTCTGCTCGTTTTCTTGCTTCTTCTGCATATCTGTCCCCCCTTTCTATAGTGATCCTTATAAATGTATCTATTTTTTTGTAGGCTCGGATCTCAAGCAATACAAAAAAGTATTTCAAAAATGAGTTAAAAAACAGGGGGATGGTGATTAGGTTTATATGCCCCATACTGCGATCCAGGGCGTCCCTTGCTCCCTCTTTTTGGGTTTCTATCCATTCATGAAGAGCTATCCACCCCGGGTGTTTTTGCATATTACGAAGATCATGCCCAAGCTTTATAGTCTTCGCTTTTTGGGCATTAGTATTTGTTCTGCCTATGGCTTCAGTGAGTCTTTGTCTTACTTTATTCAACATTTTGCGTTGGTACCTCTATCTGATCGGGCGCTTCTACTGTTGGCGCCGGCTCAAGTATCGGTGGTGCGGGTGGTTCTGGTACGGCCCCTGGGACTACTTCCCCGGGGGCGCCTGCAGGTACAGTTTGCGCCGGATTTCCTGCTGCGTCAAGTACCGGAGCTGGTACGACAGGATTTCTCTCGTTTAGGGTTTGTACGTCGATCTCATCCATGCTGTAGAGAATCTTTTCACCCCATGCCTCCAAGGCTTTTGGTGTAAGATTTTCAAAAGGTGGTTTACCAAGCATTTTCTGTAGTACATTCCACTTGGTCATGTTTTGGCTCTTGTTGACGGCTTCTGTGCTTCCTGCGTCGACTACAAAGTGTACCACCCCCCGGATTCTTCTTATTTGGTCTGGGGTTATGGTTTCTTTTGTAGTGCCGGTGTTTATGTTCTGTGGCCTATCAAAGAACATCATGTTTCTTTGGACGTACATTGTTCCCATTGCTTTGAGTCCGAGGCTTTCAAATAGAAGCAACTTCATGCTGAACCTTGCGCTGGCTGCCTGTTGAAGAAGTTGTACACCCCCCATGGTTTTATTCATTCCTGGGTCACTTGATCCTGTGGCGTAGTCGGTTATTCCTGTTGTTCCTTGGACTATGGCGTCCCATTCACTGTACTCTTTAAATGCTGTGGGTTTTGTCGATCCTGTTTCAAGAGGTTGGAGTCCGTCCATTTCTTTCATCTGAACAACCACGCCGGGTTCCGGTAGAAATTCCTCACCGTCTACAAGCGACGTAGGATCCAGCTTCCACATTCTCAAAAGATCATAAAATATCGAGTCGCTTCTCATGTTTAGTTGATCGGTCATGGCGTCTTCGATCTTCTTGATTGGATCTATCTCTCCCCAGGCAAACAACTCATGAGGTACGGGGATGTCTTTCATTAAAATTAAGCCTATTTTGTTATCCCTGTTTTCATTTGGTCCCGTTCTTATTGTCAGAGATTCGTTTACTATTATTGATGTTTTGCCGGGTTCCCTCATCATCCAGACTTTAAACTGTCCCTCTCCTGTGGTGCTGTCGTTATAGCTTATATCTGTCGATCCAAAAATTGAGGCCATTTGTGTATCGTAGTCGTCTTTGTTGGCTGTTCCCCAGCTCTTGTCTTTGAACATTTGAAGAAGTTGTTTTAGCTTCTCTGGATCGTAGTCACTGGGGCTTATATTTATCATGTCTACCAGCTCACTTGGGGACATTTTACGCTCTACAATCGCCCACCCGAGGTCTGAGACTCTTTTCTTTTTAGGATCCGGGAAAACGTGGAAGATATTCTCATGCTGAAATACAGGGGAGTCTATTACTCTTTTCTTTACAGTTACCAGTTTCCAGTCGGGTTGGACGCCGTAATATTTAATCTTTTCTAGGTTGTCCCAGCTTGGCTCCATTATTCCCAACTGTACGCTGTATGGTTGCCACTCTTGGACTTCAGCCTCTTTCATCATCCAAGGAACCGATCCCCAGGCGTTTCCTGCTATAAACATTTCCTTTGCTGCTGAAACTAAACGTGCATATACAGGATCGTCTACCAAATAGGGATGATTCATTTGATATTTTATAAGGTTTTCGAGGCTTTTTTCGTCGTTTTCGTCGTTTTGCTCCTCTGTTTTTATACTAAAGCTTGGCATTCTTCCGAACATTCTGGGGAGTAGAGTTTCTACTATTTGGTATGAAACTGGGAGGGACGTTTGGCTGTAGAAAGGATAGGCTTCAGGGTCTTTTTCAACGGCTTCATCAATTATTCTCAGGTAATAATGTTTATAGTTATCGATGAATCTATCGAAGTATGGTGTACAGTAGTCGAACGAGGCTTGGTATCTTTTTCCCGCCAGTTCTGCTATCTGATCTTTTTCTTGTGAGTCTGCCATGGTTATTTCATTCTAGCACTTTTTTTATCTTAAAAAACAAGTCTCTTGTTGGTTTCGTTATTCTCGTATCGTTTGATCCAATTACAATTAGCGCATAAAAGTTGGTATTTCCCAGTTTTATTGTTCAAAATTATTTGATCACCCCGCCACCCTTGGTGCAATTCCTTATCCCGACATCCTCCGCCTTTTATATGATCTATCTGTAAAGCCCTCCAATCAGAAAATCCACATCTTTTACATTTACCACCTAATTTTTTAATTAGTTCTAGTCGATATTTTCTTCTTCGTTGGTTTTGGTTAGCGTATTTTTTTTCTTTATGTTTAAAGAGATAATCCTTGGCGTTTTTTAGAGCTTGCTCTCTGTGCGCCCAGTACCACGCTTTATTTACCTTGGCTGCTTTTTCTTTATTTTTTAGATAATAGGCACGTTGATATTCTTTGGGATTGAAACTCATATTTTATTCTATTTGTTGTAGGGTGCTTTGTCAAAGGTTTCTTCTGAATCCCTGGCCCTTTTTAAATCCTCCGGCGGATCTAAATTTCTTAAACTTCTCAGCCTTTGTGTGAGATACTACCTGGGTTTGTTTATTTATTTGTCGGAAAGGATATAGCTTCAAAACATAAAATGCACCGCAGGTTGAGATCACCTGATCGTCTTTGTTGCCCTCTGAGGCTTCCATCTTGCCAGTTTCGGTTTTTATAAATGTATCAAACTCGTTCAAGGTTTCCAGGTCAGGTATGAATGCATCCTCGCCTTTCATTCTCAGTAGGTCCTGCATATGACCTATTATTAATGGCCTATTTTTTGAGGTTGTCATCCATCCCGGCACGTCGGTTTTCTTTTTAGTTTTCTTGTCTGTGCGTTGCCTCATGTAAAGGTTGGGATATTTCAGGTCTATCAGCTTGTCCAGGGTACTTTGGCCCATGTTGTTTACCTCGACCGCGATCATGGCGTCATTGAAAAATCTCCCCAAAATGTTTAGTTCGCTTCCGAATTGGTGGGAGTTTATTACTGCGTGGAATTTGGCTACCATCTTCCAAGTCTTTTTGTCGACCACTGTGCCACTACAAAAATCGCTTACCTGCCCCACATCTGCAAAAATAATGTATTGCCCGTTTGAGTCAGGGAAATCCCAGAATTGGTATGATCCTTTGGGGGTTTCGTCAAAGGCTACGTTTGGTGGCAAACCTACCAGATTTCCTCTTGAGATCGGTGGTTTTGCTGAGTCTTTCTGTGCTTCTATATGTACTCCAGGGAACACCGGATTACCTGAAAATAGAAACGCCTCATGGGGATCTGCAGGGAACTCCTGCTTAAACATATCCTCTGCACTCCTGCCGGACTCTGTGGACATTTGAGATATTTTGCGACGCCTCCAGGCCAGCCTCTCGTCGTTTATTATTTCGGGGAAGCGCCTCAGTAAATGTTTTTCTTCTTCGTCGTAGCTATTTGGATCCAGTTTGGCTCCTACGATCTTGTATTCTTCGGCGTTAAACCAGGGGAAGAAGTGTGTCCTAAATTCACTCTTGCCGTCTTT